GAGCTTTTTAAGGATACCCCCACCCAGCAGTGAGCCACCAAAGATAGCGGCGACAGAGGCGTATAGTGCTGTGTAGAGATTACCGCCTAGATTCGCAACCATCTGCGACCACGCGCCGGTCATCCAGCCAAACACTGATTTAAATCCAGCACCGAGTGTGGTAAAGAATTCGGCGGAAGATCCTTCTACGTCTTGTTTGGCTGACTCTTCATCATGCGCCGCTTCAGCTTGTTCTGGAGTTAGTGTTCCCGCCGCTGTAACTCCGATACGATTTTTTAAGGCATCGTATTTCTTCTGATCCATACTGAGCATAAGCTGCTCACCTTCATCCGTATAGAAAGCCTTAGGTCCGTATAACATACCACGCTTGCCACCATCAGATGCTGCCTGGTACATCTTACGGCGCGCTTCCATCACAGCTACAGGATCGCCCTTCGCCCATGTATTGGCAGCAAGAAGTGATCTAAATCCGCCGATGGCAGCCCCGCGGTCTTCATCATTCCCGCTTGCAGTCGCCGCCATCTGCGCGTAACCCTTGAGCAACCCAACGTTCTGTTTATACAGAACCGCGGTATTGCGCAACTCATTGTTGTAATTGGTTTGATGCTCAACACCCGCTTTGATAAGCTCAAAAGCAGCCGCACCGCTTGCAATCTCTGCGAGATGGTCAACCATCTTAACGAAGGTTTCACCAAGCACGCCCGCCTGCTCGTTGGTATTCTTGAGGTTATGTTCAGTTTCTTTGGCTACCTTATTGACGGTATCCATGCCGCGCTTGACTTCATCGGCATTCGTTTTGAAAAGAATATAAAAGGTATCTAAGACGGTCATTTTGGTTTTGATGCCTGATATTTATTGTAGTTGTCTGTTATAACGATCTCCCACAACATCATGGCGTCTTCTAGGTCGTAGTTTGTTCTGAGGTCGTGGAGGCTGGCTTTCCCTGCGCCGATGAGCGTTCCGATAACGGGGTCAGCATTTCTAAAACTTTCTTGCCGATCATCTGGGCGATGGTGTCTAATAAATCTAGGGACCGCCCATCCCGAAAAAAACTGAAGTTCTTCTCCATCATTTTCATTTCGAGTCGGATCAACATCTCGGTATCAGGAACATGGTTCGCAACAAGTGCAGGGGTCGAGAGGCGTAGTTTGCGCCCGTCTTTTGTTGTGACTGCCACAAACGAGAGGAGCAAGAACATGAGGTTCTCGTTCTCAACATAGTTATTAGAAATAGCAGTCATAGGGTATTGCGTTAACACCCTGCGCCCTGTAACTGCATCGAGCTTCGATAACGTGAAGCTTTTCACTACACCTTCGTCATCTAACAGATCAAACTCTTCGGGCTTTAAGAGCGGCTTTTCTTCTTCGACCATGATTATGATTGTGCCGAGAAGAGGAATGAGTACGCTTTTGTCTTCTGCCGACCAGATGAAGCAACACCACGACCAAAGGAGGCATCAGTGATAATGCCACCCGTGAGATTCACGACCGAGGCATCTGGATACACAATGGTTGCAGAGATAACATCATTAGCACTGTTCTTCCCCTGACCAACGCGGTTAGCGTTGGCAAGAATTTGTAGATTAACGTCATCCGCGCTGCCGGGAATAACGTTGAGCATCATGGGCAGCGGGACAGCCTTTGACCATGAAAGCAGATCTCCGTTAAGCCCCATCGCCGTATCTGCGATCTTAACCGCTTCAATAGATAGGGGATCAGCATCATCTGCAAACATCGTAATTGGCAGGCCGGTGGGGAACGTGTTAGAAGCAATGAGCGTGACGACAAGCCCAAAGCCTGTTACTGAGGTAGGATTCGTTACTGTGGCAACCATGTATTAACTCTCCTTATATTTGGATGTCGCTTCCGGTGATCTTATTGACTGCGTCATCTGCGGCATAGATCAACGTATAGTTAATGATGTACTGGGTCTTCCCGCCGACTACCGTTGTAACGACGTTGGTTGTTACCCAATACCCAATGTTTTGTACCTGCTGCCATGCAGTGTTATCTCCCGTATTGTTGGTGATATACAGGATTTCCACAGGGGTCAATGTACGTCCGACACTGATTGTGCCGTTGGTCAATGCGAGCTGAATGCCGCTTTGCAGGATAGCAAGCACCTGCGATTGGCCTCTGAGGTTCGCAGAGATTTTGTTTAGTGCAAGCAGCAGGTTCATTAGCGCTGCTTGAAGAAAGCTCTTTAGCCAACACTCGTTAGCGTAGGTGTTTTGAGCAGCGGGAGAAGTCGATCCGCCATTCATTACGCCACGTTGATAGAGGTTGACAATTGCACCGTTGTCCTGTGTATTGGCGTAGTAGTTAACGCCAATAGCGTCATACGTTGCCGCCCCTGCGTCTGTAGTAACAGCAGGCACCTGACCAGGAAATTGCTGGAACATATAGTTTTGTGTACCGTTGAGCGCGTTGTAGTTAGTCGCGGCCATAACGAGCATGGGGTCCATTTCCTCAAACTGCGTAGCATCACCGTCGGTGGTCAAGGTTGTGGTGCATCCACCAATGCCTGATACTGCCGTTTGAATTGCACTTGCGGTAGCTGCGGTGCAGGGGATCGAGTACAGGAACAAGTTATTATATCCGTTATTGACATTAGCTGCTTCTGTGATTTGTGCAGTATTCAACGTTGCATCGAAAGCAAAGCTGCCGAAGTTGTTGTTAACCGATACCAGGTTTTGAATTGCTTGGGTGATTGTCTGGATTGGTGCACCGGGTCCAAAGATCGTGGACGCACTGTCAAATCCGAAGTTAACCGAGCAGTCATTACTTACAGCTGGAGTAACCGAGATTGGCGCGGTGCCTGTTGCACCGCCCGTGACGATAAAGCGGCTGTGCGTTGCATCGTATGTAACGGTCGCCGATGTCCACAGGGCGCCTCCTGCTGATACTGCTTGAATTGCAGTTTGCAGCGTGCTGGCTACAAGTGCCAACGTTGTATCGGATGCGAAGTTAAGACCAGTCAACGTGTAGGTTTCTGTGCCCATCGTCAACGTAAATGAGCCGCTGGTAATGGCGTTCCACGTTGCGACTACTGTAGTTGTATTTGCCGGGTCGCCGTAGATAACTGGCGCACATGCCACACTGTTCCAGCGAGCATAGCTTATGGATGGGATCTGTGTTATCGACTTTGATACCCAACCAAAAGCAAACAATGCGCGCTCATATTTTTTATCTGCACTACCAAAGTAGGACAGCACGTTCGCTGCGCTGTTATTCAGGTTAGGAAAATTGACATACGAACCAGATGGAATTAGCGGATCATCCGAGAAGAAAAGAGGAATGAGTTGACGTTGTGGGATCTGTGCGACGCCGCCGACACCAGATGTAATCCCGATGTAATAGTCAATATTGATTGGCATGGTAGCTCCTTTGTTATTGGACGGGCAATAGCGTTACTGTCACGGTGTCCGTATACGGGACAGATTTTGTAAGCACTTGAGTGTGAACCAACGTGAAGTCGAAGTTCGCAGATGCTTCATATTGGTCGCGGTCGTCAAGGAAATAGGGGTTTCGAATATCGGTAATGTTTAAGATGCCGACGCCTTGTTGAATAAACAGGTGCTGCGTATATTCATTCTGAAGCACGTCTGCCAAAAGGTTCGCAACGTCACTGGCTGTCAGCTGCGTTAAATTGCCTGGTGTTTGCACCGCTAATGTCGTCAACTGAAACGTACTGTGGATAACAGACGTCTGAGTTCTTATCATCTCTGACGATGTACCGTTCCAGCAATAGTCTTCGCGGGGGGAACCGTCACGTTTGTCGCATAGTTTAATCAGATATCCCGAAGTCGTAGGCGCATTAGCTGTGCTTTCTACAACCCCTTGACGCGGTGATTGATACGCTTTTACAAGCGTTGTTCCTGCCAGCCCTACGTCTGCAAGCTGCGCGTTTAAAACGCTCAAAATCAGGGCGTAGAGGGGGTTATCATACATTATTCGTTGTTTATGCTATGCGAGTGAAGGACATTGAGGAGCCTATGTTCACAACCGAGGCTGTGCCGTTTGAAACTGCTTGTGTCATCTGCAGTTGCATCGTGCCGCCAGTGCCAACAACAAAGGTGCCTGTAACGTCAACATTCACGACTGCTGCCGTATCGGTCATAATAACTGCTTGTGATGCAGTCAGGGACGCCGCGTTGCCTGCTGCGACCGTAGAAGCCGTGTATGCCTGATACCCTGCGTTGTGCGCGCTGAGAACAGTCGTGGTAAGTAAAAATCCTAATTGCATCCCACCAGCACTTCCGGCAGAACCTTGAATGTTTACCGTGTACTTATACGTGCCAGGCACCACCGTCTGCACAAGACCGACAATGTTAGCAAAGGTCGTGGTTGAGGTTTGACTGAGTGCTGTCGTACTGCGAGATGTTGCGGTATTAATTTGTCCGGTAATCGTTTTGTTAGTCAGAGTCTGCGTGCCTGTGAGTGTTACAACTGACGCCAATGCCACACCAGAATCGGACAATGTCAACCCGTCCGTACCCGAGAACGTTACGAGATCAGTAGCAACTGACGTACCAGGTCCCGCTGCTACACCGCCAAGCTGATAATCGGTCGTACCGCTCCGCACTCCTACGAGCAAGTCAGTTGCCGGTGCATACGTCCCGGTTGTGATCTGGGATAGTTTTACGTTAGCCATGTTACCTTATCCTTCTGTTGTGTAGCTGTCTGTGCCGTTTTCGGCAGTGTATAGGTCAGTTCCGTTCTCTGCCGCATACGGCAAAATAATCGCTGCCTGCTCTTCAAATAGGCGCGTAGAAATTGTTGTGAGGCCGAGGCCAAGACCGAGCATTAGTTTGTCAGCCCGATGACAGTAGCGGTCGTCCCTGTATTAAACACGCGGGCTACCTGAATTGGAATGACGTAACCAACGGGCAGGTTGCCGAGGGGAACGGCAGTCGTGCTAGCCATTGCATAATTAGCCACAGGGAGTATTGAGACAGTGCCCGCTGCCGTAACGAGCAGTGCCTTGGCGTAAGTCGTGAAATCTACCGTATCACTTGGCGTTATCGGAAACGTGCCACGTGCTTGAGATTCGACCGGTACTGATCTTGCTGCGTAGGGATCGCTCGCTGGGTTGTAAGCCATTTATCTCTCCTGTTAATATCGAGGTACTTCAACGCATAGGCACTGATCCCATCCGTCCATATCTATCCAAGCTTCGTTTGATTGAACCGTAAACGTGCGACCGTTGTAAATAAACTGATCGCCTGCTGCTGCCCTGCGAACGTCGCCGACATTTAGCTCAACGAAAATGTTGTGATAGTTCTTTTGAAAATCCAGACCCATATGCTCATACAGGCTACGCTTGATCGGCTGGATGCTGCCGCATACTGTCACTGCCTGCGCGAAGCCCACAACCCAGTCCCCGTTAGCTGCGAGGGTGCGTAGGCCGTAACGCATATACTGCATCTCTTGCGTACCTTGGATAGACAGCGCTAGATCAAGTATATTACCGCCGGGTATCATACGCGCTCCGTTTTGCTGTCTAAACTCTCAACCATGCGACCACTATCAATCAATCTATTTTCGTGCGTCCTGCCTTTACGGCGGCGCGCTGCTAGGGTCCGTTTGGAAAGCTCAGGCAATGGGTTCGAATTAATGCGCCTGAATAAATCTCCGCGTGCCATTAATGCGAGCGCCTCCATTGCCTCCTCGCCATTCATCTCACCTTTTAAAACCTGCCCGGCTGCTTGCTCGATAAATGCCCGCCATGATTTTTGTCGCTTGGCGGCAGTTTCACGAAACCCGAGGCGCGGGGGGATGTTCTTTGACGGGACGCCAAACTCCTGTATCGCCGCAATGTAGGCCGTTTGTTCTCCATTTTCCTCTTTAGCATTCTCGAACCAACCAACTTTACTTTCGTAGTTCGCAAGGCCAAGTGCCTTATTCAAAAGAATCTCAATGCCCTTCGGATTGTCCCTGCGTACTTCCATCAGTCGAGGAACATGCCGCGAGCAGGCACGCCGTCTGCAATGTAGAAGCCGCCAACTGTCGCCATCTCAGCGAGGGCAAGGAACTGTTGTCCGTATGACGTTTGATTGAGCCACCATTGCCATTGATTGACTTCAGGGGGAGGTTGTAATGTCACGTTAACAGCACCGATTCCCGACGCTGTAACGATGCCCGACTGTTTGCCTTTACCAGCCAAAGTATTCAACTGCAATACGTGCGCTGTCATTTGGTTCAGGGCAAGAGTTTGTTGCGGAAGATTAAACGCCTCGCACTGTGGATACGTCAATATGTATGAAGTAGCAACCCCCCAATACAATGACAGCGTACTCAGCGGGTACGTGACGGTATTCGCAAACGCTGGAAACAGCGCCCTGAAGTTCGCGTCATTGTATTGGATGGGGTTCATACTTATTTGCTCTTACCTTTACCGAGGGTCAGCTTCATGTCTTTCGGGGCTTCTGCGCGCCCGCCTTCTTTGAAGTCCTTATCAGTCAAGGGCGAGGATGGTTCCACTGCCGCAAGATCGCTTGCTGCCTTTGCAGGCTCAACCTTTCTGTCCGATGCAATGACGCGGATAAATCCGTTCCTAACATGGGTTTGAAAGATCTCGTTGTTATTGAGCAGTTCAAGCTGGTCGTCTGTCACACTGGTTAACACGCCTTGAGGGGTTATAAGCCCACCATGCTCGTGTCTAATCGCAACGCCGTGACCGCCGTGGATGACTACATGCGCTTGGGGAACATTAACGCCACCCACTTCGCCTTTAGCCTTTGGTTTCCACAGGGTATATTTAACGTCGCTGCTTAGTGTGCTTGCTACTTGAGGCACTAGATTTCTCCTTCTTGAGTGGTTAGTCGTTGATTAGATACCGGACCAACGGGTCACGGCATAGGGACGTTTGCACATTACGCCGGCAGATGCGCTGACGTAATCTTCGGTGTATTCTTTGGCTGTAACACCAATACCGAGGAACTGCAGTTTGGACGGAACGAGCTGGATAAACGTCTTGCGATCATCCGTTGACAGGCCGTCTTGGACTGTGTCAGCGTGGATGATAAACACGTTGGAACCGCCGTTAGCACCGTCAAGCTGCGGAGAGTTAATGATACGGACATTCTTGTACGTACCTTCCAACCACTCACGAACCGAGCGCATCATGAAGTTGCTCGTTTTGTTGAGGTAGTCAACGCAGTTGGTAGCGATATGCAGGGTCAGCGGTGTCTTACCTGGATCAATACGACCGAGTGATTGGGTACGCAGCGTTGCGAACGCAGTCAGCAAGTCGGCTTGGATTTCATCCGCTGTCTTGGATGCCCAAGTGTAGGCTGCCGAAGTCGCGCCAATCGCTACCGTAACGTAAGCAGGCAGGTTGGGATCATTCAGATAGCCATACGTTTGGTTCAGGTTGGCGTTATAACCAAAGAAGCCAATCGCATTGCGGTTGATATCCAGCTGGAGAGCGGTCGAGATACGCTTCTGGTCCGCGCTATCAATGCGGACGCGAGACGATCTCTCTTGCTCGAGCTTGCCAACGCTCATTCCGAGTTCCATACGGACTACGGTGCGTTGTGCAAAGTTTAGTTGCCAGTCGGTCAGAGGAACAACGCCGCGGTCGCTGTAAGGAACAGGAGAACCGGACAGTTCAAGGACTTGTTGAACGATCTGTTCATCCGCCCATGTACCAATCGTGGTCATACCGATGACTTCATCAATATTCAGAGGAGCAGTCGTCATGCCTACGTAACCGGGCAACCAGCCTTGCAGGAACTGCAAAGGCACAGATGTCGAGTTCGCAGTCAGCGGTTGCTGAATGTTATTCGCATCCATTGCAATACCGAAGTCATTGCCGTAGCGGCGATGCGCTTCAATCATATCGTCAAGTACGCCGTTGCAGAACCCAATGCCGAGTGACGAGAGGGTCGTCGGCAGGGATTCATCCATGGCATAGTGTTTCCCGAGTTCAAGACCCGCGCCAGCAATGCTAGCAAGGAATTGAGGGCTCCAGGAATGATGGATTTTAGAAACTTCCATGTTGTATTTTCCTTTCTATTACTGAGTGAGCTTGATAACGGCCACGCCGCCACCAGTTGCGTTGGTTGCGTACCGCTCAATTTTTGCTGACGGGATAACAATGTTTACCGGACCAGTGAAGGCGCCAGGCGTACCGGAGCTAAACACAGTCTGGGTGTTGTTAATCGTGAACGTTCCAGCGCCGCCGTGACCCGTAAGGATCGCAGTTACCACAGTGTTAGGAAGAACGCCTGTGCCAAAGATCTGTTGACCGATTGCGATCTCTCCGGATGTTACTGTGGTTACAGTCAGGGTCGTGCCGACGATGTAGCCAGACGATACTGCGAAAGCAGGAGCCGGCAAGTTATTGCAGGTCATCAACTCAGCAGATACCGTTTGCTCGTTGACTGTGGACAGGTTGTACGTACCATTCCCGCCGAGGCCAGTGCCGAGACTGGAAATGAACGTACCGCCTGCAACGCCTGCGCCCGAGATCAGAGCGCCAACTTGCAAAGAACCTCCAGTCAGCAGGGTTACTGTCAGAACGTCATTCACGCCAGCCGAACCGCCAGGTGCAATTGCGCCAGTAAAGGTCGTGGTAGGAGCGATGCTGTTGATGTTGCCAGTCGCTGGGTCATACGTTACCAGGTCGCCAGGATTGGCAGGACCGGGAATGTTGACAAACGTGTAACCCATCTGGAGCAGTTCGCCAACGCTGTTATCAGCGAGAGCAATGCTCGCACCGAGTGGATTGCCCGTGACGCCAGTGAGGACGTTTTCTTTCGGGTTGAATAGGATACCCGCGAATACGCCTGTTCCACCGACTTGTACGGTTGCGCCGTTTGCTGCGCCCGTTTGACCATACGTGCCAGTCGGGTCAGCAGTTGCAGATGCAGTAAACGTGTACGCGTTACCGAAGAGGTTAGGCGTACCGCTAGAATTGACGTTCACGCCGATAGCGCGAGTTGGTCCTTGGAAAGCGAAACCACCAACAAACCCAAGCGGGTTGAAGTAGTTCACCGTCTTTTGAAAAGTAGATGAGCCTGTCATGTATTATCTCCTTACTTAGAGGCTGCGAGGGTTTTTGCAATTAGGCTACCCTCTGGCGCCCTGATGTCTTTGGCATCTGTTGCCTGACGAACCTGCCCAGCGTTGGTCTTGCGACCTGCATTGTATGCAGACCACACTGCCGTCTCAGCGCCCTTGGGTGCTTCAATGCCGGCTTTCTTCAGGCCATACGCCGCGACCTCATTAGCTGTCAGCTCTGCATGGTCAAACGTACCAAACTGCGCTTCGACCGTTTTAGCGATCTCATTGCGTTGGTTAAGTTCAGCCATGAGGGACTTGAGGCCGTTCTTCTTGAGGTCAGCGATCTGTTCATTCAGGCCGGCAATGGCAGCGTCCATAGCTTCCTTGTCGTCTTTCTTATCCTTCTTCTCTTCTTCAGCATCCATGGCTTTCTTGTCCATTGCCTTTTTGTCTTCAGCCTTTTTCTTCTTGTCGTCTTCTTCGGCCGCGTCCTTGGCGTCTTTAGCCTTCTTGTCTTTGGCTAGTTTGTCATCACCAGGTTTTTCTTTGGTGTCTTCATCCATCGCCTTCTTGTCTTCATCCTTCTTCTTATCTTCGTCTGCCATGTCGTTGGCTCCTTTTGTTTTGTTACATTCAGCACCACCTTTCTCGTCAGCTGCCGGCGGTGCCGTAGAATCCGACGCTGTATTCTGTTTGGCTACTTGAAGTGCCCCCTTGGCGGCTTCAAATTCTTTCTTAGACGCTGGGTCACTGGTAAGCGCGAGTTGCGCGGCGTTGAAACGTTTCCGCGCTGCCTCTAGTACTCCTTTTGCAGCTTTCACCGCCAGCTCTGCCGTCTGGATCTCTTTCTCAACCGCTGCAATATCAGTGTCGAATTCTTTTATCTCGGCCGAGGAACGCGCACTCTTTTTCAGTGTCTGTAAGTTAGTCAACGCAGTTTTGAGCGTCGCAAGTTCAGATGCGTCCTCAACAATATCCATGTGGTCATAAGTTAATTCATCCATCACCGACACATCTTTTCCCGAGCGACCTTCTTGCACTAACGCAACATGGTTGGCAATGATGCCGCGTTGAATGTAATCGTAGGGCGTGCCGTTAAACGTGCCATTGGCTTTCTCCCACTGCGATACGCGATAACCGATGCTGAGGTCTTTCTTGTTGGCATCGATCTTGCGTTTAAGCGTATCGCTGTAGATATGTAGATCAGCATAAAGGTAATCGCCTTCTTGAATAACTTCCGCGCCCGTTGTGCCCTCTATGCCTTTACGTTCCGCCGGTGTAGCACCAACACCAAGCATAGTGTGGTCATCAATGATTGGTATGTTTCGGAACGAAGCAATGGTCTCGGGTTTGCAGAGCTCTTCTGCGGGACGATATACAAAGTAGATTTTGTTTGGTTCAAGCGCGGCGTCAATGTTCTTACCCAGATACGGGAATACCCCCACCTTACTAATAGGGTTTCTCTTAATCGTAACGTACCCATTTATGTCGACTTCACGGTTGCTCATTATTCCTCAAAATCAAAAACTGGTATCATCTGGCACTTACAATTAATCAACTGCGCGGGGTAGCCGCGGATCTCTGGGTTGCGTTGTATCAC